GCCATCTGCATATGTGACCGATTCATTTGCAAAGTTGACAATATGCATAGAGTCTGGAGCAGTAGCATTGTACACTACCGCCTTAACGGATTTCTTAGCCGCTTCCTGTTCCTTCACATAAGCAACTAAATCCTCTTGTTCATCTGCTGTACCCTCGGCAAGCCCTATCCAGTTGTATTTTCTACTACCAATAGCTTCGATAGCGTCAGCAACAACGTCTGTGCTGGTAGTGGGAACAGATGCAACGATGACTTTAGCCGCTCCTCCCTGGAATACATCTTTGATATACCGGGCATTTGCTTCTGTAAACTTGTTGGATTCCACAGCTAAAGATGACTTGTACTCGGTTATCATTGGCGTAGAACCTTGGGTATCGTCTTTTACAATCAAGGCAACGACCCCTCGTTGGCTCCGCTCAATGATCGAAGCAGCCAGCTTCTTAAAATTGATGTCTATAGATGGTAATCCGATGGCCAATTCCTATCTCTCCTTTACAAGATTAATGTTAATTGAGTCTACATCTTCCCCTGTCTCGGTATCATCGATCTCGATATAGTGGATTTCAAAAGAAAATTGAAACACACCATCCACCTTGATGCTGCTAACTTCCATTGGATAAACAACAAAGCCTTCCTTGATCTCAAAATGACCAGTGAAGGCTTGCTCCAATATCTCTTGCACTTCTAATATCTCAATCTTGTTTTTATACCGATCGCTAGGAAAGAAGTAGATGATAACCTGTATGCGTCTCTCTTTCCCTCTTGCTCCAAATTGAGCATTTGTTGTGTTGTCAAAATCCACAAACAAAGCAGGACGTTCATAACCCTCGCTAATGTCCTTACTTTGGATCGGGATATGAGGCAAAACTTCCTTCAACTTTTCATTAATTGCTGTCGCAATCTCTTTCAGGGTGATCATCATTTCAACCCCTTTTCAAGCAAATCATCCACAAATTGCTCACAATCGCTGATATATTCCTGCTCAAATTCCTTAGCTGCCTTCTCGAATACGCGATAACCCTTAACAAAACCTACTTCTTTCCCATCTTCCGTCACTTGTCTATGACCGTGTTCAATGAGATGTGCATGTGGGGCATTGTTATATACACGTATTGAAGTCTGATCCCCTTGATATTTGTAGACTTTTCCTCGCCTAATACCTTTGAGATAGTTACCACTCTTCTTTTTCACAAGCTGTTTAGCTTTCTTCGCTGTCAATCTCTTCAGCTTATTGCCCTCAGCTTGAAGGAATTTCTTTGTTTCGTTTGGCATTTTCTCTTCAGCAAGTTCCAGCAACTCTTTTGTAAATTCATCTAATTCGCTAATATCAAAGTCCTCTTTGCTCACTCAATCACTTCCTCACAAAATATCTCTAACTCTTCATTTCTGAAGTAGGGATTGAGAATAAAGCGAATATCGAATCTATGTCCGCGATAGATGAACCACATGTCTTGCTTAATATCTCTTCCAGAAGGGTAACGAACTTTGAACTTGTGCGTCACATTGCTTAAAATTGTCTCAATCCCTGGCTGCCTCATCATATTTCCTGTTTGTGGAATGACTTCAGCGCGTATTTCCTTGATTTTTTTAGGTTCATAATCCTCTTCTTTTAGTTCATTTATAACCTTTACTTTGCCCCATACTTCAACTTTATGCCTTAACTTTCCCGCTTCCATCACGCATCAGACTCCCATCTGATCTGAAACAGTAAAGATTGGAGACTATATTCAAGCGTTTTCGTGTTCTGAGCAACAATAGGATTGCGATTCTCGTATTGATGAGAGCAAAAAAGGAATGCTGCCAGTTTGTGTTTCGGGTTATTTTCATCAAATTGTTTGCCTGTGCCTTTTTCAATGTAATCTTTGGCTATAAGTATTAGGGACGAGAGAAAAGAATCCTCATCGTCCCAATCGATCCGCAAATATTGCTTTAACTCATCCAACATAGGGCTTCAACACCTTATTTTACAGCTCTACATAGAAGTTAGCTCGATTGTCACCTTCAGCTATATCAAAACGTTCGATTACGCGCACAAAAGTTTGATTGAAAGTGAACCCTGCTTCAGTTGAAGTAGCGACTTCTACCGTTTTGCGATCAAAGAATTTAATCAGGGCATATAGATTTACAATGTAGAATGGTTTCTTCCCGTCTGTGAGCGGTGTAAGATCTGCGTTGTCCAGCGTTACAACAGGACGGCCCTTAAACAATTTGCTTCCCTCGTTGGATAAATTGTCGCTCAATAGCGGGCGACCATTGGAATCATACAGATCATCAAGATAGTCATAACCATCTTGGTTTGTTAGAATCACAGTGCGGCCCAGAAGAGCAGGCGGAATTTTCGTGTTAATGGTCTTTATAATAGCTTTATAGTCGGTCCCGCTTGCGCCCGCAGCAGCTTTTGCAGCAACAACTTCAATGATCTTTTCATTTTCAGTATTAACTGCACACTCAGCAAAGTCAGGCGCGACAACATTTTGATAAAAATCCACACCAGCATCTTCAAGGACGCTGTTTTCAATAGGAATGATTTTTCCATAGTCTTCTACAGCAAAATCAACAGGAACAGTCGTAATCATTTCTTTAACCAGTTCAGTGTCCGTTGCTAATTTTGCTAGTTTACGAGTTGTCGAACCTTTGCTAATAGGCATTTTACCTGTGTTTGTGGTAACTGGGATTACATGAGTGTATTGTTTCAAGGATGGGAAGCCTTTTGTAAGGACTTGCACTTGATTAATGAACCCTTCAGGCATGATTGCGCCGCTATTACCTACGTTCACAGATGCGCGTTCTTCTGGGGTCATGTCCTTTTTCATTAGATACTTGCTGATCGCACGATATTCCAAATCCGGATTTTTATTTTCACGAATCGTTAACGTCTTGCTCATTTTTTCCTCAACATTCCTTTCTTCCTCTTTGTCCAGTTCTTCTTGAATAGCAATCTTAGATTCTAATGCTCTCTTTTCAGCCATCTTTGCTTCAGCTTCAGCTACCTTATCCTGAGCAAGCAAGTTACGAATCTCTTCCTTGACCGCGTTTAATTGTTGTTTTAATTCATCAATTTTTTTCATCCAAATCTCTCCTTTAATTTTTTTGAAATAAAAAAGAACTGGCTCATTAAAGTTCCAGTTCAATCAATAATTTACGTTTTAGTAACTCTCGTTTTTGCCTTTCCTCTTTGGTGTCAGGGATTCCCTCTATACTTCTCTTACCAACCTCGCTATGCGGGTAGGCAGGGAATGGAGTAGGTGAGATCTCAATCAAGTCCACATCAAGCAGAGTCCGTTCATAAACGTCTTCTTCCTTGATATATTCCCAATTCTCGGCTCTAACATAGAAACCGAATGACACACCGTCTACATCGCCTCTGCTGATAGATTCATAGGCATCATTTCCCCATGAGTTATTAGGTAAATCCAATTCAAATCGAAGGCCAATATCATCTTCTTCAAGGCGTAACGTACCGTTTTTGGTTGATCCTAACACAAAATCTGTGCGATGATTCCACAGTGCCTTAATGGTGTTTTCTTCAAGGGATCTCGCGAATGCCCCTTTAGCAACTTTTTCGTAAAACTCACCCCAAATCAGGTCGCTACGCATATTAAATTTGACCACATATCCTGCAACGGTCTTTGAGCCATCTTCTTTAGCGCGAATCTCAATATCTTTTGCTAAATATCGTACCTCTTTATTTGGCATTGATCTCACCTCCCTTCGTGTACTGTTGACCAACCATTGATAATGGGATGTATGTACCATTGACAATCAGTTGATCGCCATTCGGATCGGGAGGTTCACCTTCTTGTTTTCTGGCCCAGTTAGGCGAGAATATTCCTCTGTCAATAGCCTTTCCGTATGCTTCAATTCGGGTTGCAAAATCAGCACGCAGGAGAGTGTCAACATCAAATTCAAAGTTGTAACCTTGCTCAAACTCTCGTTTTGTCAAGAGTTTATAAGACAGTTCATTTTCTAAATTTACCAACAGTGGCAGCAACGTATCTTTATAAAAGGCTTCCTGTTCAGCTTGTACTGATGCATATTTGCTATTTGCATAATCATTAAGCATAGAAGGCTTAACTCCAAAGATACTTGAGATTTGCTGACTGTTATATTTATTCAGTTCCAAGAATTGCGCTGATACTAAGTCATGACTAATCTTCTCCAACTTCATGCCAATTGGTAAAGGAAGTACATCACCAACATTTGCACTACCTCCACCTAATGACTTGATTTTTGCCTTAATTTTTTCTTCCCCTGATTTGTCAAGGTCACCTGTGTAGTAGATGGCGTATCCTGCTGTGACTCCGTTTTTGAACATATTATTAGTAAATTGCTGACCAGCTTTAGCACTATTAAATGTAGCCTTAAGTGTATCAACAGGCGACATACCAAGAATACCGTCTAATGTGACCGAAAACTTATGATGAATGATCTGTGATGATGATAATTTATATTGATTGCCTTTCTCATCGGTATACACATACCATACTGATCCTTCGTCGCCCCAAAGACCAATATCATCAACCCACACCTGTACTCGATCACTCTCTAATATCCATAGGCTATTGATAAGCCCATTAATCGTATGGATATAAGCATATCCATTTCCTGTAAGATTCTTATTTGTCTCAAGTGTTGACCAAAATATGCTTGGTGTCATATGTGGATTAGGTCTGCGTAATACCTTATTGATGTAATGCTGCGTGTCTAAACTACTCTTATCTTCACTGTCTTTGTACAGCTTCAACTGCAATTTTCCTACGGATTCGCCTAATATCTTTAAGCAAGTGAAAAAAGTTACCTCTCCTAGCCTGTGATCTGTAGTATTGTTTGTCTGGATGCCTAACAAACGCATAAACTCATCAATTGGATATCCATTAATGCTTCTCTTCTCCAATCTGCTGCTAAAAATACCCATTAACTCACCCCTTTCTGCCGCTTGTTAGGGCAAAAAATAACCCTAAAATTAATAAAACTGCACCCAATGAGTACAGTCCAGCAACCGTATTAAGGATAAATGTGGTTGCTATTAGCACTACTAAACCAGCAAATATCAATAAATCATCGTAATATTTTATAATAAATTGCTTAATTTTCTTCATGTCACCACCCATATTCTGCTAAATAATCTGCTGTAATCACGATTTTCTCCTTCTTTTTCTGTAACATTGCCAGTTTATGCGCATCTATGACCGCATCAACAGGGTCAATACGCTTCGTTCTCTTGCCCTTATCCTTTTCAATCTTGCATTCACCGAAAGAATTATATTCCAACTTGGCATTTAACACAGACCAAGTTAACAGTTCATTTTTTCGGTTGTAGAGAATACCCTTCTCTTCCACGGTTAAGCGAAAATCAAGTGTCGCTTCATTCAATGATCTAGCACTTTGCTTGATTTCAACAACATCGCAACCAAATTCATCTAAATCATCAATGATACCGTTGATATTATGCGGATCATAGCAAATTGCCAGATATTTTATGTCATATTGCTCTTGTACATCTCTCAAATACTGCAAGATACGTTTAAAATCAGTTTTGTATCCATCGGTCAGTATGATTAATCCGTCTTTAACCCACTTGTTGTAAGGTACATTATCCGTTTTTATATGGCTATCAAGATGTGCCTTTGCCATGAATGAAATTGAATCGACAAAGAATTTGTTCTTATCCAGAGGAAATTCAAAGGCAAGACTGCATAAATCTCCTCTTCCACCACCTGATAAGTCGATCCCAACGTAACATTCCTTGCCCCTCATAGCTTCAAGAGTTAAATCACAAGCAGAATCTTTCCATTTTTCAACGTTAACAAACTGCGTTTCGCCATTGACACACCAAATATTAAATACTTTTGTCATGAATTCGTTTAAATCTTTGCCGCCAAGACTCTTTGCTTTGTTCGCATCAACAATGATTGACTCCTTCATTGTTGGCACTTCATCGATTAATGGCATACACTTAACCCAATTGTCGGGATCCCAAATGTCGTCATCGGCATCCATCTGAGCAATATATATGAACAATTGCTCGTTTTCCTCCGGCCGATCAAGAACCTTTAAACAATACTCGTACATCGGATAACAAGGAGAATTAAAGTCATCACCTGCTGTTGTAATGATCGATGTTAAGCATTGTCCAAGGGTACGTTGACCATAGATTAATGCATTGTAAATGTCATTTGTTGGGTGCTGATGATATTCGTCTATGATTGCTAGGTAAGGACGTATGCCATCAAATTTACTATCGCGGGACAATGCAACAATTTCACCCTTACTAACAAGGCATTCAATCGTTGATTTATATTCTTTAACTTTGAAGAACTCTGACAAATCGTTATCTACTTCAATGAACTTGGCAATTTCTTTGTAAACGATCTTCGACTGTTTTAACTTTGGCGCAGCTATATATATTTGCGGATAATAATAACCATCAAAATTAGAACAATATGTACCAATTACCCCGTTTAAGAGTGACTTACCCTGTTGACGTGACAATTGAACATAACTTTGCCGAAATCGTCTATAACCAGTATCTTTATGCACCCACCCGAACAAAGAACCCAAAATAAACCGCTGAAATGCTGCTGGATTTAGGTTCCTAATGCCTTTGTCACCTTCAGCAAGTTTCAACGTTTTAGTAAAATTGATAATTCTATTAGCTTTTTCCTCAACAAAAATAAAAGGAAAACCTTCGGTTCCCTGCTTTTCTAGGTCATTCAAATGTCTTTGACAAGCCTTTTTTACTGATTTGCCAGCAATAATTTTGCCTTCAAGTACGTCAATAGCGTACTTTGTTACGTCATTCATTAGCTAAAAACTCGTTAAATTTGTTTTTTGGCTTGTCATTTTGGGGCTTTGGAACTGTCAATCTTAATCGAGAAGAGATTGATAGACCCATTTGTGATGCTATTTTCTTCATTTCATCCGAATATTTAAGCTGAATCTTGATGAGTGGATTTTCTACTTGATAAGGGCGGTTTAGTTTATCATATTTTGTGATGGACAAAGGTTGCTCTTTCAATTCCTCTGTTGCTTTCTGGTATTGTGCATATGCTTGACAATACATGGCTAATAGATCAACGTCCAAATTAGTTATCAAATCGATCTCCTGTAACTCGGTTGCTATTCGCTTGAATTCTTTCTTTGCAACCTTGTCCTTTAGCCACGATGGACACTTGATGTTATCCGATTTCGGCTTAACAGCCGCTTCCTCTGCTTCTCTTCGCTCAATTTCGGCTTTTGTTAGATGCGTTCTATTTTTAAACTTTAACAATGATATTGGTTGCTTGGCCGGCATCATCCTTTCTCTCCTTTCTTATCGGAAATTTGATTTCTATAAGGAGTTTTTACGGAAAAACAGGGGCGATGCGGTCTTGGAACAAATGGCTTCTAACATTTAACACACCCCCTGTAATTTACTTTATTATATTAAAGTATTAAATTTTACATAAATAAAAATAGACCATCTATTACTAGTGGTCTACATTAATCTAATTTAATCTCACAACATACTCACTAATTCTTGATACTTCTTACTATCTGCTCTTAAATAAATCGTACCTTCATAATCTCCATCTACATAGTTAATAATTGCAATAGAATTATCTTTCTTCTTAGCACCAATCGCTGCACCTGCTATCATACCTAACCCACCTGTCAACACTCAACCGACAA